CTCTCGTATAAAGGTCAAATACGCTTGATCCTGAGTGATTCAAAGGTTATTCACAGGCTTCGTCAAAATACATGTATATTTTCTTTTCTGTGTCTTTATCGAACCGGTTTTTGAATTCAAACGCATCTTTTAATTGTGGAATACTAACTATAGCAGGTTGGTTCAATTGTTCAATTGTATTGTTGATGACTTCAATGTCTTGTGGTGTTAAGTTGTACTTTAATTGTAAGTATTTGGTATAACTACTTGCACAACCAGAACATTTATTAGAGTAACGGTCTCTGTATGCATAATACTCATCAGCTCCATACTTAGACATTATTGTAGTGTGCATTTCATTAAGTTCTTGTTGGAATTTGTTATATTCAGGCTTTAGTTTCTTTATGTTTTTCACATGCTGTTTAACATGATTTATTGCACCTTTGTTGATGGGCATATTAAGGGCTACTCTCTTTATCATATTGTTGTAATTACTTAATATTGGTAAATCCCCGACCCAATTTTTGTTAGCTTCATGTAGGTCTAATAAATAATCACGTATTTCTATGTTAGAATACGATAATGCTTTCCTTGAGTAAGCTGTGAGATTTAAGTATCTACTTAATTGTCTAGTTATTTTATAAGAGTGACAACTGTTGCAGTAGAAAGTCTCTGTTGAACAAAAATCCGTTCCCTGGATATCAGTGTGTTTGAGGAATTTCATGATCTGCCCAAGACCATAACTAATTTTTTTATCTTTTTCATATTGTTCTGGTGTTATGTAGACTTTATAGTATTGTTCTTTGATGTGTTGTATATTAACTGTGTCACCTAAATAAACTGCGAAATCATCTCCTGCTGCGTTTAAACCATATGATTTAATACCACATAATTCTTCTATGACAAATCTATTATATAATATTGTTCTTAATGTATTTCCAAAGCTAGTGTGTGGGTTACCAGTCTGTACCGTAGTTTCTTTAATGTAAGATCCTAAGTGTTTAAAGCCAGATTCATCATGATAATCACAATTGATCTTGACTTGTGGTGCATTCATTATTTTCATGAATGTGTTTGCATCTATATGTTGTATTAAATTTTTATCAGCCAAATATTGCCATAATTTACGTTCGACATACTGTAATTCATAACGTTGTGTGCTGTCGAATCGCGAACCGTCACCCTGTAATACTTGATTAAAACCTTGTAGTTTATATGTATTTAGCAGCACTTCACGGTCTTTCCATGATGTGCCTGATGTATAGCCAAAGAAATGTCTTTTAAAAAACATTTCTAACACTAATATTATTGGTCCTGCTACATACTTTAAGTCCTCGCTTGGTCCATTAATGTTTCTTATCTTAGGCCATTTATTATCAATTTTTTGTTGTTTTTCAACTTTTGCAAAATTTTTATAAGTGCGTTCATATTTTCCATGTTTGGTCACTTTATCAATAAATTTGTCTTGTAGTCTTTGTTGTTTGTAATCTAAATGATTGTACCACAAATCATAATCAAAATTTAATTGAATTTGATCAACTATAGGTTTGATTTCATTGTCAAAGATTTTGTCCACAAATTTATTGAATTGTTTTAAGATTTTCTTGTTTATTCCTGGTACAGCCAAGCAATCTCTTTTAG